TCTACATCCTTATTATGAAACTCAACTTATTATACTTTTTCGAAAGAGGATAAACAAATGGCATTAACCAATCCATCATTGTCTCCCTCAATTACAGTAAGAGAGTTCGACTTAACTGGTATTGCACCAAACGTCGAGACTTCCCTTAGTGGTATTGTTGGTAGATTCAAATGGGGTCCTGTTAATGATCCTGTGTTACTAGAAAATGAAGACGACTTGGCAAGCACCTTCGGTATCCCCGATGATGACTTTGCGGTTGACTATTTTTCTGCTAACCAGTATCTGAAATATTCAGGTAACCTCTACGTTTGTCGCCAGATCGCATCCGGTAATGTAGCAGTCGGCGATTCCGCCTTCAATGCTGCAATCGACGGTGCACCAGTTCAGGTGATGAACGAAGTACATTTTGAGCAGCAGAACATCGATTTGATGTGGTTGTCAAAGTATCCTGGTGAGTTAGGAAACTCACTTGCAGTAAAAACGTTCTCTCGAGCATCTGGCTCGACGGACGAGCAACATCTTCAAGATTGGCAGGACTGGACTTATCGAGATCGATTCGATGACCTTCCAGGTACTTCAGTCTGGGCAGATAATCTTGCTGGTCCTGTAACGAACGACGAAATTCATGTTGTAGTTGTTGACTCAGACGGTGGCATCACCGGAACGAAAGATACTGTTCTTGAACAGTTCGCTTATGTTTCCGTTGCAAAAGGTGCTAAGACTGCAGACGGCGGTGATAATAATCTGAAGTCTGTCATCAATCAGGGATCAGAGTACATCTGGTTCGGTGAGTTCGATGATAGTGACGCTTCAGGTGCTATCGGTTCCAACTGGGGTACTGCTCCAGTCCGAGGAACTGCTACTGACTATGCTACTGGCAGTGTTTCCACTGCTTCGTGGGGTATGAGTGGTGGTACTGACGGTGCTGCACTTGACGTCGGCGACTTCAAACTCGGTTATGACAACTTCCAAATGGTCGATGAGATTGATGTTCAGATGCTGATTGTACCTGGCATGAACACTGCTGATGACCAAGTCGAAATTGTTACTCATGTGAATAGCATTGCGCAACTTATCCGTAAGGACTGCGTTGCCGTGACTTCACCTAACCGTGCAGCGGTCGTTAATAACTACGATGCAGTTGATGACACTTTGGCAACGACTAATCGTTTCCCAAGTTCCTCATACTTAATCGTAGATAACAACTACCTTAAAACGTATGACAAATACAACGATCAGTGGATCTATATCCCCGCTGCTTCTACCACTTGTGGTATTATGGCACTGACGGATTATAACTACGGTCCTTGGTGGTCACCTGCTGGTGAACGACGTGGCGAATACTTCGGTGTAAGTAATCTTGCTTACTCTCCGAATAAAACCGAACGCGATTCACTTTACAAAATGGGTGTGAACCCAATCGTTCAGTTCGCTGGACGGGGCATCCTCCTCTTTGGTGATAAGACAAAACTGTCTCGACCCTCAGCATTTGACCGAATCAATGTTCGACGACTCTTCCTCGCTCTTGAGAAATCAATTAGTGATGCGGCGAGAAACTTCCTCTTCGAATTCAACGACGAGTTTACTCGTGCTGAGTTCGTGGCGATTGTTGAACCTCTGTTGCGTGAAGTACAATCCAAACGTGGTATCTTTGACTACCATGTCCAATGTGATGAACTGAACAATACTCCAGAGGTTATCGACCGCAATGAGTTCGTTGCAACGATGTTCATCAAACCCGCTCGTTCGATCAACTACATCACTCTTAACTTTGTTGCTACACGAACAGGTTTGGACTTCGATGAAGTTGTTGGTCGGATTAACTTCTAATCGAACCCATCTAAGGAGAATCAAAAATGGCAGATTTAAGAGTAGATAGGTTCAGAGCAGCATTAACTGGTGGTGGCGCTCGTGCTAATATGTTCGAGTGCAATATCACGTTCCCAGGTTATGCTGGTGGTAACACTGAAGTCACTAACTTCATGTGTCGCTCCGCACAACTTCCTGGTTCACTCCTAGGTTTGGTAGAAGTACCCTTCCGAGGACGAATCATTAAGTTGGCAGGTGACAGAACCTTTGAACCGTGGACTATCACAATATATAATGATACGGACTTCCTTGTACGGAACTCCTTCGAACGTTGGTCGAATGGGTTAAATACTCATATCACTAACACCTCGCCCGAGGCAAACAACTCCGGAATTGGTGGTTATGCCGCTAACATGGAAGTGAATCAACTCGATCAGCAGGGTAACGTTGCGAAGCAGTACATCCTCAAGAATGCGTTTCCGACAGTTATCTCTCCCATCGATCTTGACTATGCTCAAGTCGGTGAGATTGAAACCTATCAGGTAACCATCGAGTATGACTACTGGACAAACGATAACGTATCGTAAAATGGTAGTATAAATAATAGGAAAGGGGGAGTCGCAAGACTCCCCCAATTCTATTGACACATGGAATAATATAATATGGCAACAGATGCAAGAACAAGAGCCCTTAAGATGTTTGGGTTTGAAATTAAAAGAGCAAAGAAAGACGAAGAAGCAGTAACTC